GAATACTCTACTCCACTATTAGGATTACCAGAAGTTGGTGATCATATGAATTGGGGAAATCTTATACTTACATATAAAGTAGATGAAGATTTTTCTGCATGGTTTGAAATTTTTAATTGGATTACTAGTATAGCAGCATATAGTAATCCTGACCAATACAAAACATTAGAAAATCAACCAAAATTTTCTGGTAAAGGCGTAAAATCCGACATTAGTCTAATGGTGTTAGATGCCAATAGAAATCCTAATTTTACTATAAAATATTCAGAAGCATATCCGATAAATCTATCAGCATTAAACTTTGATACTACAAAAGCAGATGTAACATATTTAAGTGCTACGGTGTCATTTAAATATGATTATTACACTATCATTAAAGAACACTAAAGGAATATAATGAAATTTGAAACATTACAATCTGAATGGGCCAGAGACACTCAAATTGATCCTCTTGATTTAATTAGTGAATCACTTAAAGTTCCTGCCCTACATTCTAAATATTATTTAATTTATATCAATGAAATTAAAATATTAAAGCAGTATCAAGTAGAATATGATAAAATCTATAATGATAGATGGGAACATGTTTTCGGTGATGGTCTAGACTTAGAAACGCTTAAAAAGAGAGGTTGGGAACCAGTTGGTAAAAGAATTACTGGCTCTGGTACTGAAAGACAAAAAATTATTGATCGTGTTATGGCGGCGGATGATGTTTTAATACCATATGTTATTAAACTTTCAATGCAAAAAGAAAAAGTAGAATTTATTAAAAGTATTCTTAATGAACTAATGTTTAATAGAAAACAGATGTTAAAAAATGCAACAGAATTATATATGTTTGCTGGTCAGAGGGGGTGATGGAAGTATATTTCACTAAAATTAATGAAACATATTATGAAATAAATTGTGAAAGAAGTGTTCTTCAAGAATTAAATGAACATTTTTCATTTTTAATTCCTAACCATAGATTTCACCCAAAAGTTAAAAGCGGCTACTGGGATGGAAAAATTCGTCTTATTAATTTAAGAGAACGACTAATCTATGTGGGTCTTAAAGATAAACTAAAACAGTTCTGTGACGACAGAGAATATACATCATCGTTTGATGATACTGATCAACCAAATCCTTTAAACAAGGAAAAAGCTATTGAATTTGTTAAATCACTTAATATTCCATCAGAATATGAGATACGAGATTATCAAATAGAATACTTTCTTAAATCAGTAAATCATACCAGAAATCTTTCATTATTAGCTACTTCTGGTGGTAAAACTACTTTAATATATTACTTATATCGTTATTTTGGTGTAAAAACATTAATTATTACACCAATGACAGGTCTAGTCACTCAAATACCAGCAGATTTTAAAGATTATGGTCTTGACGTAACTACTGATACTTTTTCTAAAAATAATTTATTAGTTAAAACATGGCAATCTATTCAACATATTAAAGATCAAGAATGGTATGATCAATGGGATATGGTTATTGTAGATGAAGTGCATACGGCAGATGCAGCAAAACTTTCTAAAATAATGGAAAGAATGACATATGCTAAATATCGGTTTGGGTTCACTGGTACTCTAAAAGATTCTAAATCTTCTGAAATGTCCCTAATTGGTTTGTTTGGTCCTATTACCAAAGAAATATCTACAGTAGAACTAATCGAACAAGGATATTTGGCTCAGTTAAAAATTAAAGCAATTACGCTTAAATATAATGAAGCTGACCGCAAAACTTGTAGTAAAAGACCTTATATAGACGACATGGGAAAAAAGAAATCTAGACCTATGACGTATCAGGACGAAGTTGATTTTATTCTTAGTCATGAAGGAAGAAATGATTTTATTAAAAATCTTGTTTTATCTTTAAAAGGAAACACACTAGTACTTTTTAAATTTAAATCGAAACATGGTTTACCTCTCTTTGAATTAATCAAAACAAATGCCATAAATAGAAATGTGTATTATATTTCTGGAGATGTGGAAAATGAAGAAAGAGAACGAATTAAAAATCTGTTAAAAACTGAGACTAATGCAATTATTATAGCATCCGATGTTTTTACAACTGGAATATCAATTAAAACATTAAATAACCTAGTATTTACAAGTCCATCTAAAGCACGTATTAAAACACTTCAATCCATTGGGCGTGTTTTAAGAACAACAAAAACAAAAATATCAGCGGTTTTATATGATATTTCTGATGATTTATCTATTAAGACACATAAAAATTATACACTAAAACACTTTATAGAAAGAATTAATTTATATTCAGAAGAGCAATTTGAATTCCAACTCTTCTCTAAAAATTTAAAATAACGTAATAATTACTAATAACTTTTATTGGGAAACTAGGGGTTCATTAAATCCTTAGTTTCCTTTTACTGTTCACTAGTAGACTTCATTCGTTTCACTCATGAAGTATCTCCGATAAGCCATCTGTTAGTCTACTAGTTTCTATCTGTTACCTACCAACACTTACCGGCCCCTGTGACAACTTATATCTTGCTGTTCACATAGTTATTATACAGCGATTTTAATATGGTGTCAACCACTATTTTACAAATATGCAACTTTATAGGAAAAAAATGTCAGAACCTAAACGTCCTAGGACTCGCCGTCCTCGTAGTCAGAAAAATTATATTAACGGGAGAACCTTCTATGAACATCTGGTAGTATATCAGTCATTTGCCAAAGAAGGTAAAGAAGCTCCTAGAAAGATTATGACTTATATTGGTGAAGCTATTATATTAATTGCCAACAAGTTAACAAAACACTCTAGATTTTATGCGTATACAGAAGACTATAAGCAAGAAATGGTTTCTGATGCTATTGAGAAATGTATTGAGAAAATTGGTAATTTTGATGTAGATCACCCTACAGAAAACCCATTTGCTTATTTTACACAAATATGTTGGAACGCATTTGTTAATAGAGCGGATAAAGAAGGCAAACAGCATTATGTCAAACACAAGAATTTCGACATAATGCATCAAATTGATCTGATAAATGAGAACATGTTATCATATGATAAAAATGTTACGTTTAATCAAGACTATCATTATTCAGTAATTGAAGATTATGAAAAGAAGATAGACGATCAAATTAAGGCAAAGAAAAATAAGAAAATACCGGCTGAATTGGCCGAGATATTTCCAGAATTTTGTAAAGGAAACGATAATGAACCAGAATAATAACCATTTACTACCGCAGATTATAATTGATCTGGTAGAAAAAATCAATACCAAGCCTATTAACCAGAATGAGTATTTTAGCTACCAGCTACGCCTTGAAACCATTATAAAATATTGTCAGGAAGGCTTGACACAGGCCGAAAAAAATTCAATTTTTGGTGGTAAAAAAAGATGACGATAGCTTGACACAGCAGATAAAATAGGGTATTATTATATGAATATGGTAGTTTTCCATTAGGTAATATTGACCATATTAATGGAATTAAAAGTGATAATAGACTATCCAATCTAAGAGAAGTAACACAGTCACAAAATTGTATGAATAAAGCAACACAAGTTAATAACACATCTGGTTATAAAGGTGTGTGTTGGAATAAGAAAAATTCTAAATGGCTTGCTCGAATTAGAATTAATAATAAAAGAATTTATCTTGGTTATTTTGATAACATTTTTGATGCCGATGCTGCATATAAACTTGCAGCGATTAAATTTCATGGAGAATATGCAAGGAATGAATAAGTGAAAGTGTGTATAATTACAGACAGCCACTGGGGGTGTAAAAATTCGTCTCCAATATTTTTAGATTATTTTAAAAAGTTTTATGATAATGTTTTCTTTCCTTATATGGATAAACATAATATTAAAACTATGATACATTTAGGAGATTTAGTGGATTCGCGCAAAGCTATCGGGTATTTAGCAGCGGAATCTTTACAAAATATATTCTTAACTCCATTAAAAGATAGGAATATAGATTCCCATTTTATTGTTGGTAATCATGATTTGTTTTTCCGTAATAAAGTAAAACCAAACTCGTTGGATATTCTTATTCGAGATAATTATGACTTCAAGGTATATGAACACCCAAAGGAAGTAGTTTTTGATAGTCTAAAAATATTACTACTTCCTTGGATATGTGACGAAAATAGTAGTGATACTTATGAATTGATTAAATCTACAGATGCTCAAGTAGCTATGGGACATTTACAGATTTCAGGTTTCGAGTTTTATAGGGGGATCATAGCACATGAAGGAGAAAGCGCAAACATTTATAAAAGATTTGATATATTATACAGCGGCCATTATCATCAAGGTTCTAGTAAAGGTAATATTACTTATCTTGGCGCTCCATGTGAGTTTACTTGGGCTGATACTGGTTGCGACCGTGGATTTCATATATTCGATACTGAAACGCGCGAACTCCAATTCATACATAATCCGTATAAAATGTTTCATATTATTGAATATGATGAAGATAATATACTGGATGTAAGTCAATATAAAGATGCTGTTGTTAAGGTAAAAATTACAAATAAAAAGAGCCAGAGCAAATACGATGAATTTATTTCTTCCCTTGACAACTCCGGTCTGAATGACTATAGTATAATACCAGAAAGTTCTCTGATCGTGTTGGATGATTCCATCCCCAATATTGAGTTAGAGACTACTATCAATATCATTAAACATTATATTGACGAATTAGATGATACCATTGATAAGGTATCATTAACTAATCTTATGACTGATGTTTATCACATTTCTTTAAACCAGCAGGGAAAACTATAAAATGGGTGAGTTTTATCATATAAACTATGCATATAAATTTTATAATGATTATATACATTATTTTGGTGAAGCAGTTGATTATATTATTGATAATTTTGAATTAGGTAATGAATCTGCGGGAGATATTGTTCGTGATTTAGTTGAAAACGATCACATTTCAGATTTATTATCAGAAGAGGAATTAAGTGCCTTTCTATTAGGTAGATGGGATGTTAAAAGAAAGAATAAAAAATGACCGAAGAAGAAAAGGATTATATCAAATATATTCTGTCATATTTAGAACAACCATTATATAATTCTCTAGAAGTTGGATTTAGACATTCTCCGCTAACCAATAAAGAAATTATAGAAAGATATAAATTTACTTGTATTCATGCCTGTAATGATCTAAAATATCTATTAAACAAGAAAGACTAAATGATAATTTTTAAAAAGCTTAGATTTTGTAATTTTTTAGGATTTGGTAATAGTTTTACTGAGATTGATTTAAATAGGTCACAACTAACAACTATTTCTGGTAAAAATGGTGCTGGTAAGTCTTCAAGTATGTTGGACTCAATTACCTTTGTCTTATTTAAGAAACCATTCCGTAATGTTAATCTTGCTCAACTTGTAAATTCAATTAATAAGAAAAATTGCGTAGTTGAAATAGAATTTGATATTGGTCAAACCGAATATAAAGTAGTTCGTGGTATCCAGCCTGTTAGGTTTGAGATATGGGAAAACGGCGAACTACTTAATAAACCCGGAATTAAGCGGGACTATCAAGATATTCTTGAAAAACAAATCCTCAAAGTAGATTATAAAACGTTCGTCCAAGTAGTTGTGCTTGGAGCGGCGTCGTATGTTCCGTTTATGGAATTAAAGACACCAGAACGGAGAGTAGTAATTGAAAACCTACTTGACCTTGAAATATTTTCGGTTATGAACCTTGTCCTTAAGGGAAAAATTGCTGATAATAAATCTGAACTTGAAGAAATAGAAACAAATAGAAAGATAATACAAAATAATATCAAAGCCCAAAGTTTACATATAGCCAATACAAAAGTTAATAATGATCTACTTATATCTGAGAAGAATGAATTAATTCTTAAAACTACGGAACAGGTTGAAAAATTAACTAAAGAAGTAAGTGTTTTAAAAGATCAGCTTGAATTATTTGGTGTTCCTGATATTAAAAGTATAAACGCTAAACTTCAAAAACTATCTACTATTAAAAGTCAATTAGAGACGTTAATTAAGAATTATAAATCTGAAATATCATTTTATGAGAAAAATGATAGTTGTCCTACTTGTAGGCAGGAAATTAATTTAGATTTTAAATCTAGTGAAATAGTAGCTAAAACAACAGCAATATCTGAAAAGACGGATGGGCTGGCTATTTTAATGGAAAAATATAATGCTTTATCAGATGAATTTAATACACAGTTAAATTTAGAAAAAGCTATTACTCAACAAAAAATAGCAATTAATTCTATAACATCTAAAATTACTTCTGCTAATGATTATATTATTTCTCTACAGAACGATATTAAAAAGTTGAGTAGTTTAAATATTGGTAATGTTGAAATTTTAATTGAAGAATATCAAAATGAGTTGGCCTTACTTAATGAAAAGTATGATAAAACTTTCGCTTATCGTAACACGCTTGGTAATGGGTCTTTACTTCTTAAAGATACTGGAATTAAAGCCAGAATTGTAAAGCAGTTTATTCCAGTTCTTAATAAATTAATCAATGATTATTTAAGTAAAATGGAGTTCCTTTGCCAATTTGAGTTAGATGAAAACTTTGATGAAACTATTAAGTCAAGGTATAGAGACATTTTCTCGTATCATTCATTTTCTCAGGGAGAAAAGTTACGCATTAATCTGGCGATATTATTTGCCCTCAGAGAAGTAGCCAAACTACGAAACTCAGTAAACTGTAATCTAATGATCTTTGATGAAGTTCTTGACGGGTCTTTAGATACGGATGGGGTAGAAAATTTCCTTCAGACGATTGAACGCTTGACAGACGGCACAAATACGTTTATAATTACTCATAATACCAAAAGCCTAGACAACGGCTATGCCTCCCTTCAATTTGAGAAGGTGAAGGGGTTTTCCCAAATAAATCATAACAAAGGAAATTGATATGACGGCACATAGGAAGGTACAAATTAATGGTGGATCAGAATGGGTTGATTTTGATCAATTAAAAAATGGTGATATATTTATTATTGATGAAGATTTAAATATGTCTTGGAAAGAGTGGGTTGCTCTTTCCGATGTATTTTTAAATGACACTGGAATTAAGACTATTCATGCAGAACCATTACTCTCTAATTTAGTTGATAAACTTTAAATGCAAATTAAAAATAAGTTAACATCACCCACTAAAGATTGGGTGTTCGATGATTTGGATTATGCTGAGACATTTGCAACAGAATTATTAAATTCTATTAAAGATACCCCGTATTATGGGGTTGCTGCTAATGAATGTGGATCGGATTTCAGGGTTATTGCCTTGAAATCCTATCCAGAGTCATATGTTTGTTTTAATCCACGAATTGTTTTTAAATCAGACGAAACATCTGTTTTAGAAGAAAACTCCCCGGCATTTAAAGGAATTACTTGTAGGGTTCGCCGCTCTACCGAAATTAGAATAAGATTTCAGGGACCAGATGGGATAAGTTATTCCAAAACATTTACTGGATTATCTGCTAGAATTGTTCAACAAGTAGTGGATACATTGGACAGTATTCCATTTTACCAATCCGCAAATCGTTTTCATAGGGATAAAGCCCTAAAATCTAAGCTTGGTTATAGTCGGGTTGGTCTTTCTAACAAATTTTAATAAGGAAATATATGTCAAGTTTTAAAAAAGTGCTAGAGTTTCATAAAAAGTTTAAATTAGAAATTGGTGACATAAATACTGATTCATCTGAAAAGTTTCATGTTTTACGTATGAAACTAATTGATGAGGAAGTTAAAGAGACACATGACGAAGTAGTCTATATTCTTGAAGACGACTATAGAGCGTCTAAAGCAAATCTAATTAAAGAACTTATTGATGTTATATATGTGGCACAAGGGTATCTGGTAGGATTGGGTGTCGATGGAGACAAAGCATTTGATCTAGTTCATCAATCGAACATGAGTAAGTTAGATGACAATGGAGAACCTATTTTCAGAGAGGATGGTAAGGTACTAAAGTCTCATAATTATAAGCCAGTTAATGTAGAAGATTTATTAATCCCATTGGAGAAGTAATAATGTGGAATGAAGTAGTTATTCAGGAATCTATTGATCTAGAGTGTAATCAACCAGTATCAGAAATTAAAATTGAATGTTATGATGAGTATGGGTTGTTTATTTCTCAGAATGAAATAGATGAAGATACAAACATTGTAAATGTTACATATGAACAAGCAAAAGAATTATATGCCGTTTTGGGCACATTCTTAAAAGGAAAACTACATTTAACATGAAATAAGGAAACATTATGACACCTGATATTTATATAAACAATGGAACGTATTTTAATTTTCTTACACCAGAGACAGCATCGTATACCATTTATGATATTGCTAATGCTCTTTCAAAACTTTGTAGATTTACTGGACAACCAGATAATTTTTACTGTCCTACATTAGATCAAAGAATTTTAACATCTAATCTTGAATGGAAATTTGCGGGAGATTTGAAATTAGGAGATTCATTAGTTGGGTTTGACGAATATCCAACTAATGATGGTAATAAAATTAATAGACGTAAATTAAGACCAACAAATATTACGTTTTTAACTAATGTAAAACGTAATATTTTAAGACTTGAATTTAGTGATGGATCAACTGTTAAGTGCTCCGAAGAGCATCCTTGGTTAATCTCAACAAAAACTTCAAATAATCAAATATGGAAGACATCTATAGATATTAAAAATGATATTGCATTAGGAAGAAAAAGATATATCAATAGGTATATTGATACCTGGGGGTATAATCCTAATAGGAATGCTGGTTGGTTAGCCGGTTTATACGATGGGGAAGGACATTTAAGCTTTACTAATAGACGTGGAACAATTTTAGCTGTTTCTCAAAATAAAGGACTAGTATTCGATGAAATTGAAAAAGTTTTAAAAGAATATAATATTGATTATAGTGTTCAGAGAACTGGTAATCAAAATACATTTTCCTTTGTAAATAAAGGAGGTTGGCCCAAAATTCTACAATTTTTAGGTGAATTTAGATCAATTAGATTACTAAATAAGTTTCATGCATCATTTTTAGATGGTAATTTTGAAAAATATTTAACATCTATGTCTGGTCCTCTAGAAATAGTTAAAGTTTATGATGAGGGCGAAGAATGGGTTGCTGGTATTGAAACAAACACACATACTTACTTTTGTGAAGGGTTCGGTGCCCATAACTCGGTTGCCGAACATTCAGTTAATGTATCTTATCTAGTTGAAGAAAAACTAGAAATGGAGGCATTATTACATGATGGTTCAGAAGCATTTATTAATGATATTTCAACACCATTAAAAATGCTTCTTCCACAATATAAGGTAATTGAAGAAAGAATTGAACGGGATGTTTGTCGGCGTTTTAATTTACCTTACCCATTAACACCCGCAGTAAAATACGCGGACAAACAAGCATATGGAGTTGAAAAATTACAAGTAATGCATAATTATGAATATACCGAATATTTAAAGGGTATTGAAATTCCAGATTTACAAATCAAATTTCTAACTCATACAGAAGCAAAAACTGCATTTCTGGAAAGATATTTTGAAATTCTAGGGAAGAAAGATGCAGTATGAGTTACGGTAAATTGACAGTATATACCGGACCTATGTATTCATCTAAAACTAGTAATTTACTACGTGAAGTAATCTGGAATAAGTTTTCAAATAAAACTGTTCATGTTTTTAAACCGTCCAAAGATACTAGATATTCTGTTGATGAAGTTGTTAGTCATGATGGTTTATCAGTGGTTGCTCATAATATTATTGATGGTTCTAGTTTTCCTGATTATATAAGCAGTGGAAGTTTAGTTGTAATTGATGAAATTCAATTTTTTAGTCGTCATGGTGGTATCATTAAATGGGTAGAATTCTTACTAAATAACGGGGTTGATGTTATTGCGGTTGGCCTTGATTTAGATAGTAATGGTGTTCCATTTGAAACAATGTCGTATCTATTGGCACTGGCTGACGAAGTTTATAAACTTAAGGCTACTTGTTCGGTATGTGGCGCACCAGCATCAAAAACTTTCAAAAAGATTAGTAATAATGAAAGAATTGAATTGGGATCATCAGATTTATATGAAGCAAGGTGTAACGCTCATTTTATATAGAAAGTAAATGACTAAAGAAGAATTAGATTTACTATTTGAATATGATTATAATAGCGG